GTTAACAACCTGCTCAATCGCTTCAATTAATTTATATTGCGAATAGCTATTGTATAACAAGTATGCAATTAAATACGGGATATTTAACACCGTAGCAATCAATCTCTTTTCTGTGATTTGTCCTGTCATATAACGTATAATCGCTATGTATTGCTTTTGATTCAATTCTTTTAAATCTTCTGGCAACATACGTTTGACGCCGAATTGAATTCCTAAAAACTTAATTCCTGTTTTTATTGTTTTCATGCCCAAAATGCTTTTCTACCATCGTTATTTACCTTAAAAGTATCTCCCGAATTTCCTTTGTATAGAGTAGGAAAATTGGTTTTAATAAATTGATTTGCACGCTGAAGATACTCTTCTGCGTCCGCGTTCAGTAAATTTGTTTGCAAAGCGACTTGTTCCATGTTGGCTGGTGTATGCTCTTCATCGTTTCCGGAAGTACCCCCGACAATGGAAGTGTAATACAGACCTCTGTCGGTAAGAGATCCGGAGGCCTTAATTAGCCTTGCAGCGGCAAAATTGATTATAACAGGTTGTAATAGGGCAAGGAGTTTGATGTATTTTACATCCGCTTCATCGCCTCGATTGGCTGCGAGATCCTCCAAAATATCCGATCCAATTAATGATGGTAGTTTTATTTCTTCAACAAATGAGATATGTGTTTTCATTCGAAGAAATATTAACCTACTACGGTTTATCGGAATGTACTCCGAGACCAGGGAGGCTCCAGGTACCAACATCGTTCTACTTTCTAAATAGCATTTTGTTTCTTTAAACTCCGGGAAAGTTGATATGTTTTTCTCAAAGAAAATAAGCAGATCATCCAGGGCATTAAAACCTTTTTCTTTATAACTTTCTCTCAACTCACGTTCCTGGTATTTATACAAAGAGCGTGAAGTCTCGCTTTCTACACGGGTAAATCCGGACGATGAAAGAGACATGTTCAATTCTCCGAACCCATACCACATGGCCAGGTTGGCATTAGCCCGCTGTGTTAATCTTATAAGTTCTGCCTGGACCGGGGTTGGATTATCTTCAAGATAAGCGGCATCAATGATCTGAGACATATTACCTACAAGAGGTTGTATAAATAAATCGTAGGCATCCCTTAGCATTGGGGCTACGGTGGTATACCCAAGAGCGGCAGAGCCTTTAACAACCTGTTGAAATTCCGCTCCTTTATTCCATTTTGTTTCGCTGAATACCATTATGATATAACTTTTTTAGTGCCGGCGCCTTGGTCCAGCGTGGTTAATATTGTATTCCTGAATCTCAATTCAACATCTTTCACGCCATTGAATCTGAGATAACATTCAAGCGGATCCAAAATATTTTGTCGGTCTATCCAGGCGTTTGCTATATTTACTAAAAACGCTTCGCGTATGTTGCTCCCTCCTGATTGTCCGGCATACGTTCCTCCTGGCATCCCGGCGCCCATCACGTTCGGGTTAATCATCAGGGCAAATAGTATTTCAGAGTTTGCGGCGGCCGAAGTAACAAGGCGATCGCCGTCTTTCGATTTATTATCAAGGGCCGTAATCTTCCATTCCTCTTCGATTCGTCCGTTTCCTTCATTTACTCCGTACATGGTAATAAGAGGCTTTTCGGCATTTTCTTTACCACACAAATTGCTTTCTACGGAAGTCATATGGTTCTGAATAGCTGTTTTTCTCTCTTCTGAGCCTTCTGGAAATTCCGCGTATGGAAAACGTTTCTCCCAATAAGAGTATGGGATTTGGATGTGCCATTTGAGTGTGATCTGGTGTTCATAGGCTTTAAGCAGGAAGCGGGGAATGCTGTTTGCTATGTCTATCCAACCGGCTGTGTAGGCAGAGAACCAAACAGGGCACGAATAATGATCGTTATTACTCCAGCTATCGCGCACTACATAAACCATGCTTTGACCTTTTATGCCGCCACTCGCTTTTAATAGCTCAAGATCCCACTCCGGGTCATATTCAGAGAGTACCCGCATTTTAAGCGCTTGCTCCGGAGATGGGGTGTCAGGGAATTTTCCAGAAACAAAGCAATACTGATCACCATTTTTAAATTCCGACAGACGGCTATGTAATGCATTTAGGGTATTAAGCCCGGCAAATTTATCCCCTGTAAGTGAAGGAATGAATTGAACAAAGCTGATCCCGAATTTAAGATAATCCCTTAGAACCTTTTCCAGGTACCGGCGTACAACCCGGCTTGAAAGAAATAATTCAAGTTCGCGGTTTTTTACGGGTTTTAATATCTCGTTTCCTGCATCATCGAGACCATCAAGAAGACAAGGAAATATTCCTTGTCCGAGTGTGAGGTTTCGAAGAAATTTAAGGCCTGTATTGAGAACTCCTGTTTTACCGATCATAATATCCGCTTTTTGCGGAAAATCATTATCTTCTCCCCAACTGATTAGTTTATCGGATCCGATTGTGAATTTGTCAATCTCCGCATTTTCGGTTGTGATAATCTTTTTTTTCTCAATGTCTATTTTACCGGAGGCCGATGGGCTGCCGGTGGTGTATGCCATGGCGGAACCATCGGCTCCGGTGAATTCTATCATTAGCGGATTTCCGCTTTTGTTAAAGATGGCTCTCATAATTTTACTTTCATTCCGTTAAATTCAAATATACGATCTATGCTAACCGGATAAATGTGCCCCTCAGGATTGCCCTGTAGGCAACACGGTTGTACGCCCCTCATTCGGTTAACGTAATCATTTCCTCTCCCGGATCCAGTTGTATACGCCTGTGGGAAAAAACGTATAACGCCTTGTTTGTCGGCAAATTTTATTGAATATATGTGCTTTTTCCCGTCCGGAGTTTCCCGGATGGCCATAAGCTCAAGCACCAGATTCCGTTTAATGATTTTGTCTGCCATATTAATTAAAAGTATTATCAAATGTGTAATCAAATACGCCTTCAGCTTGATTGAATGATGCCTCTGTAAGGTTTCGTTCTGTATGACTGTAGGTGAATTCTGCCGTAGGTAATTTACTTCTGAAATTGTGCATAGAAACATTCTCTCCGTTTATTATTACCGGTACAGCAGTATTGTTTTTTAATGCCATCAGATTCATGCAGTTAAGAAGATCTATAAGTGATTCTTGCTGTTCGGAGTCCAAATAACCGGTATTCACAGAATAGGCGCGCGCTGAAGTTTGCTTTGAAATGATAGACCGACCACCAAGTGAAGCTATTTCTCTGTTTGCCTGCATTTCATTTTTACAAATCCCCCTGCAAAGAAATGATTCAATTCCCCCATAACAAGTTTGGAATAAAAATACTGTAGGAGGAAAAGATGAAGATTTGTCAAGTATATACTTAATTCCGTTACCTGAATAACCAGACTTGTAAACCGTCCATTCCAGGACAATTTCTTCCCCGGCTAAAAATCCCGAAATAACCTGCTCCGAAACATCAATGGTTGTAAACAGGTCGGAGCTTCCGAACGAATGCAGAGTAACTGTTTTACTCAGTACATTGACTCCGCTTATATAAGTAATAGAAGCTGCAACCGAACTACCGGATGTGGAAACAAACGAAACATACTCCTTAACTCCAGGAAGCGTATGTTTTTCAGTATGCCGGGATAATGGCCGGTTACGAATAACATCCGGAGTAAGATTATCTGTAGAAACGTACGATCGTAGAAAATAGGTAGGTATTGTTTTCTCTACAGTTACACCTTCTGAAACGAATGTAAGCACTGCCGACAACATAAAATTTCGAACATCATAGGCAGTATCATAAAAATGCTTTTCGAGAAGATCCCCCAGGAACCTGATAGTGGCCATGCCTATCGAATCAAAGATATACATCTCATCCTCCAGAACGATTTCACCCCCAAGTTTTATAGAGAGCAAAAGCGATTCACCAGCGGATCCCGTAACATAAATGTTCGGAAACCGGTTGGTGAAAGCGTATGAAGGAGTTGTAACAGAAAGCGCCATACTTGTATATTTTGGCGCAAGATAAAAGGTTACAAAGAAAAAGAAAAGGACAGATTCAAAGGAGCTTTATCTGACGCTCTTTACCCCCCTAGTGTAGCCAATGCGAAACTCGAAGCCGCCGCGCAGCGGCGCGCCCAAAAACAGCCCACCTTCTTTTATTTTTAGAAAGTGAGCCGTATAAAGGTAAAATATTAAAGATTGCTATTCGCTGGGATTAATTTCCCTTCATCTGCATAACTGTAGTAACTCCCATCACAAACTATAACATGATCAAGCAGAGAGATATCCATTAATTTCGCTGCCTTATAAAGTTTATGCGTCAGACGATCATCGCTCAAACTTGGTTGTGTATTTCCAGACGGATGATTATGAGAAAGAATTATGCCTGTTGCTCCATGTTCCAACACCTTCCGTATAATCATTGGTATGTCGGCGCTTGTTTCACCGCTTCCGCCTTTAGACATACATATTTTTTCTAACACCTTAGCCGAACGATTTAAAAGAATAATCCAAAGTTCTTCATGTTGGAGGTCTGCAAGAATAGGGTACATAAGTTGGTAACCGTCATTACTACACCGAACAACCGAACGTGATTTAGGGGCGTTTAGGCTTTTACGTCTCCCCATTTCCATCGCAGCCACTAAAGCCGCTGATTTTTTCTTAGTCATCCCAGGCACCCGCATAAGTTCAGAAATTGAAAACTTAAAAAGGCTGTTTAAATCCTTGCCAGATGTTTGGAAAACTCTGCCTGCAATTTCCTCGCTTCCTACGATAGTATAGATTAATTCTACATCAGAAAGTGAATTATACTCGCCGTTAGCTAAATGCGAATTAATTTTGTCAACATTGAGCGTATTAATTTGCTCACCGAATAAAGTTGTCATACATTTGTATTTATAAAGTTAAACTTTACCCGCTTCCCACGTGACCAAACAAAGGAGCGGGTTTTCTTTTTTCTATTCTTAAAGATACAAAATATTGATATACTGTGCAATAGCTCATATTGTATGCAAATCATATTCTTTATTCATCCTGTTATTACTCTGTAAACGTTGCGTATTCCATCCTAATCACTGTTCCAAAATTATTTTTTAGACTTTTTTTCTACATTTCTAAAGATTGCGGCAGGGGTAAGCCGTAATCAAGTCGTTTTTTCTTTCTCATGCCTGTATTGTTAAATAAAATTAAAACTATTGATAATCAGATAGGTAGGTATTGTGTTTCGGCGTTTGGCGCCGATTCCCCGAAGGGTACCCCGAGCCTTGCCCTACCAAAGAGCGCAGCAAAAACCGCGCTTTTGCCCCGAAATATGACGCATGGGTTAGGCTTTGAGAGTCCTCTTCTCGCTCTGAAATCCATTTTCATTAGTCCTGTTTCGGAAGTTACTGCGGTTATGTTAGTGCTGTGCAACGGCGTGCGTTACCGCAGTATTTTCCGAAGCAGGATAGACACAACAAAGCCTCACAAGATTGCTGTACCTATTCGGGACAGTGTTCTTGTGAGGCTTTACATTTCTGGGTGTAACCCGCTTACAATCTTGCTCCTACAAATCCATATGATCGCTTGAGTAGATGGCTGTACTTTGTCCAGATCCGTTTATCAACAGCATCCCCGAAGTGGGTTGCTTCTTCAGGCAGGACAGAGGCCTTTCGTTCCGAACTCTTATCCTTTGCAAACTTACCATCACTACTTTCAATCACCCTGGTGTTATTCATAGATATTAGTGTGTATTTACATTTGCTCCCGTTGAATCTCTTCTTAGGATAACGGGCATCGGCTTCCTTGAGCATGTAAGCCCAGAGTAAATACTTATCGTGTTGCGGGGGTTCCATGCCTGCATGGGTACGTTGTTCAACGTTCCATCCCTTTGACTTGAATCGGTCAATGGCTTGCTCGTTGTATGTCTTCTTTGAGTTGGCTCTTCTGGCATCTCCATACTTATCTCTAAAGTATATCAGGCGCTTGGTTGGATGATGCAGGTAGTAATCGCAGAACTTGTCAACAATGCTATTAATCATAACATCTTCCTGCTCTTGTGGCTTTACGAAAAATTCGTTTATGTTATTGTCAGTCTTGATGAACTGCTTTGTAACAAAATCGAAGTTACGTTCCTGTGCTACTTCAAATACAGCTATTTTACTTCCCCAGTCGGGTGTTAGCTCAATAGGCTTTAACGGATCACAGTCCAGATCTGCCCTGGAATCAAGATTCTGCAATTTTTTCCAATCAAAATCTTCATTATCCGCTACTCCCCGAATGTAATCATCGTTTGTAGCATTATAGTAAACATGTCGTTCGTCTATGGAATAATAACAATCATCCACTTTATCCAGGAAGAGATTCATTATCTCGATCATGAATGTAAGAAGATCCATCGTTTTATACTGCGTCATGATATAGCTCATTCCCAGATTCTTCACGTTATCAAAAGCATTTCCAAGCGTAAACAGCACATTGTCTTTCGAAACAAATGGGGCAATTTGCTTACGTAGCCTGGTTGTTTCCTCCCATATGTCTTTGAATAGTTTTGGATCTTTGTTCTCTGTCGCTTCCAGGAGTTGCATCTGGAGCTTTACAATTCTATTCCAAATATCAAAAATTCTTATCCCGGCTTCTTTTTCATAGTAGTTACCATATTCAAGTAACCATTTCTGTTCGGCCGTATAAGGCATTGATGAAGTGAATAGATATCCATGATGCTTTAAAATAGGATTTTTAGATTGCTTGCCGAAAATGTCCTCATTACCTCGATTGGTTGGAGCTACTTCGGCATCAAATTTTTCTTTGTTAAGGGTTAGCGCTTCGTCAGTAATGTTGAAGTCAGCATTCGGTCCACGACTGTTAGTGTCCTGAGAAAGCAGAACGGCAGCATGGCCATTGATAAAGCTTATCGCATTGTCGAACGATAATATTTTCTCATGAGGTGTAAGAAACCCTGCAGGAGGCTTTTGGCAAACAACGTAATCACCTGTTTTTGTTTTAGGATTGTATCGGCGTAAACCGAAACGTTCCAGCAACTTAAAGGTTGATGGTAAAGTTTTCGTTAAAGCCTGTCCGTAAGTCCTCTGTGTTAGTGTCGTGATTCCTCTAGGCAACACTTTAATGTTGTCGTACAGCTCATATCCATTTCCAAACGACTTGCCGGCGGCGCGGCCTGCAACATGTATTTTGTGTTTTGCCGGCTGCAAGATCGTGTTAAA